ATGGTATTCGAGTTGGTGTAAATTTGGCGGTGTACCGAGCAGCCTTCGTGACCCTTAAACTTCCTATGTTTCCTACCATGGGTGCGTTTACGAAGCTGCCGTTACCAATTCTGGGCGTTAAGCCTCTTGTGAAGTTAACTACTAAAGCAGATGATCCAGAGGGTTGACCGTTTATAAAAAACGTCAAAATTCCAGACTTCATTACAACCGCCACATGTGACCAGACGTTTAAAGAAAAAGTTCCGACAGAATTAAAACTTGCCCCGCCATTGGCTGCTATGTCGTAAGCAAAGCCAATGGTGTTGTTTGAATTTGTGGCAAATACCGGTTGCTTTGCATTAAACGGAGACTCTCTTAGGTCAAGTATAGCGGCAGATGTTGCAACGGTTGGGTAAATCAAAGCCTCTATAGTAAAATCATCCAAACCAAAAACTAAGGTTTGCGGCGATATTGGAGTAATAAAAACACCACTTGCTGCCGTAGCTGTACCGGGGACGTTTAGGCTGTTAACCTCATAGGGACTGGGGAAATTTTGAATTGCACAGTCCACCGCCGCTAGTGTGCCGCCATAAGCATTTGACAAAGAATTTAGGCGAGATAAAAACGTAACCTTGTTGTAAAAAAAATCACTTTGTGCGGATCCCCTTGGCGTCATATCCATCGGCAGGCCCGTTGGCATGGCCATATTGCTAGCGGCAGTGCCCGCCAAATTGGGCATAGCCATGCGATTGGCCGCGCCATTAGGCGGCGTCATGGGCGAGGTCATTAGAGGTGGTAGCCAAAGGCCTCAAAGGCCACACCATTGGTCACGGCAGAGCCTAGCGCCACAAACAATTGGTGCCCGGCGGGCAAGATATAGGGGGTGTTTTCGCTGACATTGCCGAAGAACGTAGGGGCCAGCGCCGCCGTTGCCGACACCGTGCCCGCTGGCAATGTAACCCGGTCAACAAGGTATTTTGGCGTTCCGGTGCTGTCGGATGAGTAAAGCTGCAATTCATTGGCCGTGATCGCACCCGCCGCTGCTAGCGTATTGGCTGCAATCCTGGTGATCCTGAAACCGTTGGGATTAGCGGTGCTTGACACAAGCGTTACCGCGTTGGCCGGGGTCACATAATTGGTGTTTGCCGTGGTCGGTATTGCACGGCCCGCCAAAAATGATTGCGGGACCACATAGGTGTTTGGTGTTGTGGGCATTTAACGGCTCCTAAAAAACAATGGCAAGGCCCGACAGATAAGCCTTATCGGCTTGATATTCAGGCAGGCTATTAAGCGTGGAATAGGCCGCCGCCGTGCCATTGCTAGCCAAGACCTTGCCAGAATTGCCAGCAGCCCCCGGAAACGTGCCCGGCGCAAACACCTGCTGTGCAATGGCGTAATCGGCATAGGCCTTGGCCTCAGACAGACCGGGCATCTTCCAGACCGAAGCGCCATCGGTTACGACAATTCCAATCTGATCCGCTGTTGGCACTGTTGCCGACGACCCGCCATTGGTCAGGGTCACGTCCTTCGACGCCGCGCGCACAATGTACCATTTAGACACAGACGGAATGGTCCACGTCCCGGTTGCGGTCGTATTGGTATAGTTCAAGATCCGATTGCGGGCCTCATTGGCCACATAATTGGTCGTGCCTAGGGTTTTGGCCCCCGCCGCACTGACGGTCAGGAACCCGTCCAAGGCCGCGTCAATCGCATCCAAGGCGGTGTTTAGTTCAACGCCCCAGGTATTGGTGTTATCGCCCGTGCCCTGCTTATTGAGCCGATTGCTGGTTGTCGGTGTTGAGGCCATTAGAGCGTTGCTCCTGTATCCGTTCTGATCCAGCTTGTGCCGTTGCAGTACGCCAAGCGGTTCAAGGCCGTGACCCAGACCAGCGCGCCATAGCTCTTGGCGGCAGGCGGCAGCTCTGCCACCGTCGCAACCGCCAAGAGCGGCACACCCGAAAGGCTTTCAAACGCGCGCCTTACGCTATCGGCAAAGCGGTGCGCCCATGGCGGAGCCGCGCTCCGATCAAGGACGGGCTCTAGGATTTTGAAAAGCATGACTAGCCCACATTGATATTGAAGCCGTGGCGGCGCGTGCTACGGCCAAGAATGCCGACCTCAGTTGAAAGGGTCGAAGACGCCTTAGACCGGGCTTCTTTGGCTTTAGCCTTGGCCAGGTAATCCTCAAACGCAGCCGACCAGCCCGCGCCGCGAATATCGCCCGTGATCTGAGCCAAATGGATCAGAGCGCCATAGAGATAAACGTTGGGATAATTAGCTAAAACCAAGTTAGTAGGATTGGCGTCTGACAACTCGATACCCGCGATCATGCGAAGGATTAGGGGATAATTGCTTGCGGCTGGCCGCTCAAAGGCGATATTGCTGCCGTCAATGCACCAAACCAAGGGGATGCCCGCCGTTGCCGATACAGTCAGCAGGTCTGGCGTGACAAACCGAAGCGGGTCTCCTCGACCATAGGACCATTGTATCCAGAGGTTTTTTTGTTCCCGAAACGTTGCGGGAAGCGCCACAAATCGACTGCCTGTAACAGCCGTCAAGACCTGGTCGGTCTCAAGCGTGCGCATATTGAAGTGACTGTTTAGGTCAGCCTCAACAAGTGAGATGCAGTCAATGATCTGTTCAGACAGGTTGTCGCGGACGGCAAACCTAGCAATAGCCGCTTGCAACTCGGAATAGGTTGAGATTGCCATTAGGACTGGATGTGTTCTTCACAGGTCTCAATATCAATATCGAGATTGGAACCCGCATTCCCCGCGCCGCCGAGATTAATCGCCAAGGTCTCTCCGGGCTGCAAAATGATAACCTTGTCGTTTTGCCACCCCCACTGAAACGCCATCCGGTCCAGGTTCGAAGCATTAGCCGCAACAAGGCGTCCGACATGGCCCGTCCCGTCGGTGTTGCCAAGGTTTGGATTAGCCGCAAACGCGGTGACAACGGCGACCGGCGCCGGGTCCGTCGAGTCATGATAAAAGCCGACCACAACAGTGGGAGTACCGCCTGTGTTAGCGGTTGTCCTGCGTAGCAACCGAACGCCGTAATTGCTGGTCGTTCCGTTAAGGCCATTGATGACAATGCCCTTGACCCGAATAATCCTGTTGCTACCGGTTGGGTTAGCGATCTGAAGAATATCTGTGGGAGACGCAACCGTCACAAGGCCCAAGACGCCGTAACCATAAGTGCAGCGCTCGGGCTCATTGTCAGCAGCGGGAATGTAATAGTTTTTGCCAAGGCCAAGGGTAACGGCCAGTTGCCGGATACCATCGCGAAGGACTGGAAAGGCTTTGGGCATCTAAGGCCTCCAAAGAAAAAGGCGGACCGAAGCCCGCCCAGAATTAGACGCTAAACGAGCCCACCTGGACCTTTTCAGGCCTCATCACGTATAAGCTGTAGGTCTCGGCTGGCGGGTCGATTGAACCCGCCGTGACATTAGCCCAAGTAATTGCGAGCGTATCCGCAGCACTTACGCGAGTGTTTACAACGCAAACACCCGCCGTCAGGGTTGGCTTGGTCAGTTCACCGAGATAATCACCGGGCCGAAGGCCGGGGATTGTCACGGTCTGTTCAACAGTTGTGGCCGCTGCAACCGCAGCCGGGTTATAGGTAAAGTTGATGACCGCCCAGCGGTCTTCATTAAGCATAACGCCCATAAACAATCTCCTTAAACAGGCAAGGCAATGAGGCCGGGCCAAAACCCAGCCCCAGGCCGATTAGTTGTTGTGAAGGCGCACAGCCAGTTGAGGCCGGATTGCTTTGTAGCCGTAAAGAATATCAAGGCGACAGGGCAGGGTGTCGTCATTGATATTATAGGCCCGAACAAGCCTGATCGACAGGTTGTCGATCACTTCACGGTAAGCAAAGTCAACACCCTTTGGCAGGATAAGATCGGCGCTCACAAAGGCGAAGGCGTCTTTTTGGTAAACCAAAGACGTGCCAACGCCTGTTGAGGCCGTGCCCGCCCATGTGATTGCCGCCGTCGCAGAAGTGGTTGGAATGACGCAGTTCTGACGCGCACCACCCAGCACGATGGCCGGAGAGATTTGGAGCGAGCCTGCGCCGCCCGCATAGGCAGCGGTAACGACAAACTGCTGCAAAATGCCCGTGTTGGCCTTGCTTTCGGGGTGGACCTTAAACACGTTGGCAATTGTGAACACATCGCCAATATTGGCCGCGCCAGTGCCCGTCGCCACGGTAATGCTTTGATAGGCCGTGCCATTCGTCGCCAAGACGCCAACTAGGGTGCTGGTTGTATAGGCAGTATTGGCAGCGCCCCGCGTATGGTTGGCCCACAGCGAGCTTTCCATAAAGTCCATACCGGCAGTGTTGCCCATATAGCCCTCGGTGTACTGCTTAGAGATCGAAGCCTGAGCATTAAACAGGCCTTTGGTGTTGTCGATCAAATCGACATTGTCTTGGGTGTTTAGGTTAGCGGTTCGGTTGTTAAGCGGGGCCAAGGAGTCCTGCAAAATTTTCCGGCTGGCCAGAATTCGGCCAAGCGTGATTGCGGAACCGTTGTTCCAGGTGCTTTGATAAACATCCCTATACATGCTCATCGCGTCGGCTTCTATATTGGCCGCTAGAACCGACATGGCGGGCTCAATGATACGGCTGCTAAAGTCGTCCAGGGACAAGGTCAGCTCCGCCGACGTGAAATTCAGGTCAACGCCCTTTTGGGTCGCAACCGTCAGATCAACGCTTTGTTCTGTGGTGTCCTGAGTGGCCAGCGTGGCACCGGTTCGCACGGTGTATTGGTTTGGCAAACGGATCTTAAGCGTCGAGCCGATTTTGCCGCTGTCCTTTGCATAGGAGTCATCATAGGACCGATTAATCGAGCCGATGAAGGTAGCTTTTTGGTGCAGAATTCGCGCGGCTTCCCGCGTGATCATCTGAGGGGTTAGAATTGTATTAGGCATTGGATTGCGTCCTTCTTGCGGTCATCGCCGCATGGGATCGGGCGTCGTCTCGACGCTCGGTCTTGTGATGGGTTAACGCCTTGCCGCTTTTGCGACTTGCGCATTTCGACGCCTCAGCCACTCATCAGCAGGCAGACTGTCGTCTAGCCCGGGTTTGTAACCGCTGGTCTTGCCGCCGACCGACCGCGCAGGCTGGACGGATGCAAGCTTTTCGGCTTGAGCGGATTTGGCTTGTTTGGATTTCAGCGCGGCAAGCTCGGTTTCAGCCTTATGGAGCCGGGCCAAAACCTTGAAGGTCCTGGTATCGGGTGTTCCATCGGCATATGCTAAGCTGTCTCGCAAATCTTGGCGCGTTACACCGAATTCATTTTCGGCGAACGTCATCAAGGTGTTTGCAAGCTCCGGCGACCATCCCTCCACTTCTTTAGACAATAGCCCGTCAGCCTGGACCACTGCGTTGGCGACTAATCGCTCGCTTGCGGTTTTGATCTCGGTCTCTGCCTGAGAAATGTAACCCTCAAGGCTCGCCTTAGCGTCCCTGAGCTGTTGCCAGGTCATTGATTGCCGCGACAGCCAGGCCGCGACCTCTGGATCAGAACTGTCGTAACCGTTCCAATCAATTTCTGACATCTGCTTGAGCTGTTGGTCAATCAGGGTCAGGTTAGCCCGCTGCTGAGCGGTTGCCTCGAACACAGCGGCCTGTTGCTGGATCTCGGTTGCCCGAGATTGCACGGCCCTACGTTCTTCGGCTAGCTCTTGCGTCTTGCGGGTGTAGTCCGCTTGCCTCAGAAAACTGTCTTTTAGCGCCTTGGGGACCTTGTATTTTTGGCCCTCATAATTGACTTCCTCTGTATCGTCCTCCAGTTGGCCCTCTTCGGGCTCCTCGGACTGATCAAGGTTTTCGCTGTCAACGCCGTCATCCTCGACTTCCGATTGGTCCAAGACAGCATCGTCTTCGACCTCGACCGGATTGGTCGTGTCTTCGTTTTCCAAGATAAGCTCCATCTAAGGGAAAGGCGCGTCTCTCGACGGGCCGGGTTACCGGACTACATGCCCGGAAGGTGTGAGGGCTTGGCCAGCGTAGCGATACGCTTGGTTTCGGCATCAAAGCCCTGGATACTAACCTTCTGCGCCTCTAGCGACTTGTCAGCCTTTAAGGCTTCAAGTTGCTGGTTTAGCGATTGGATAACTTGCTGCATCTGCTGCATCTGTTGCGCGGCTTGCTGAGCCTGCGGGTTTTC